TAGAAGTAAATGCTGTGAATTTAGTGGTATCAGGCGTAAAAGCAAAAGACGGAAAATATAAGTTTGGTGTTGTATTATTACTACTAACGTGACTAACAGGTTTATTACCTGACGCGAATGATGAATACCCTTGAATTGGTCTGTTCAAATAATACGAACCTTCAACTACAACAGATCCATTCAAAGAAGTATATCCAAATATTTTAGATAAATCATATTTGATTGTCTGAGCAGGTGTGAACGGATCAACACCTCTAACAAAAATACAAACTTCATAATCTCTCCAACCATCCATTAAGGTTACAACATTATTTATGGTCCAAGAACTAAAATTACTTGTTCCAGGAGGTGTCGGACAATCAGGTGTTAATATTGTTACATCGTGTCTTAAGTATTCATTTGGGAAAAGTCCACCATTTAACTCATCAACATTAATAAAATTATTTACCGTAAGACCAGTAATGAGTTGGAAATACTCAACGTCTGTTGAATATTGTAAGTAACTTTGTTCAACGGTAGGATTACCTTGAACTGGTAACTGACTAACTTGCGGTAAATTTAATATTATATTTGCAAGTTGGTTAGTCGTTTTATTAGTAGGATCAGCATAATAAACTTGAGCCGGTACTGAATTACCAGTTAGTGTTGTACCTGTAATTGAATTAGTACCAAATTGATTAAGACTTGAACCTGTTAAGTTTACTAATCGGTTGGATGATTGTGAGTCAGTATATTTAGGGTCTTGGAAAGAACAAATTTTTCCTACACCTATTTGGTCGATTGCGCCAGGACTCATCAAAATAACAACAACTTGATCTAAGAATGGTTGTGATCCCAAGTTAGGGTTGACAGTCGTTTTAATTTGGTTACTCGCACCTCCAGCATTAAAGTACTTATCTCTCGTATTAAAGTCGTTTAATTTTTGTGGGAAGGTTTTAGATTGTGGGTACGCAAAATATCTATCGTCGGCATTATTATTACCAGCATCTTTATCCGCAGACCATAAGAATGGTTGTGGAGCGTGTAATAAATATTGTTCGTTAACATATAAACGATTAGGGTTACTTGAAGATAACACATCGTAACCTGAAATAGTTCTAGCTAAATCTAATGATGCTTGTACCGCGAGGTCTTGATTAATTTTTTCATCACCAATTAGATTTGCGAAATTTTTATATGGTCCTGATAGTCCGCATTGAAACTCATCTTTAGTTGGTTTGTCATCAGGTCCCGATAAATTAGGATGTTCTATAGTATATGAACCCGCTGAGTTTACAGGTGCAATTATACTTAATGAAGGTACCAATGTGGTATCATAAAAACTACTTGCCTCACCTTGTGCTGCGGATTCTATTTCATCATTAATACTATTTAAATCAAAATCATCATCTTGTTTAGCATCACCACAATCACAATCACAACTTGTACAATCAGGATATGAGATCATAGGTAAAGAAATTCTTGGGAATCCTTTTACTCTAATTGCCGCAATTACGGTGAAAGCCGCAAAGGCTAGTGATAAGGCCAATTTGAATGTCGCAACAGCGATTAAGAATATACCGGCAAAAATCAAACGAACACCTTCTAATATTGCCCCGACATTGACTGTTACTCCCAAACCAACATTTATAACACCAGCACCAGCACTAATCAATTGTATACCACTTTGCACCGCATTGAACACCGCAACAGTAGCGTCATAGGTCAAATAAATACTCAATACTATTAACACATACTTGAGTATTGGCCAAGTGAACGAAATAAAGTGAGCAACAAATAATAATACTAATATTGGGAATGTTAGAATATTAATTAATATGTTAAAAACAAAGAATATTGGGTCAAAGTTTCGTATAATGTCATTCACGGGGAATGTATTGACGTTTGATTTACATGATCTATTATCAATTTCTTTTATTCCTAAATGTTTTGCTCTACCAATACCATTCTTATATCTATCCAAGAACATGGCTGTGGTGTAAACTTTGTTGTATTTGAACTCATAGAAAGTATCTTCACAATCGATAGCTTCTTGGGGGTTCACATAATCATCCCAATCTAAACTAAATGCGTATGATTTTAATAGATTAAATAATGTTTCAGGGAAAACCGTAAATGAAAAGTCCTGAGTAACATTAGGGTTGATAGGTGTACCAACTATTTGTATTGTATCACCCACATTAAATGGTATGGAGTTAAGTGACCCTGTGTATTCAATACCATTCAAAAATACTTCATATGATGAACTATTAATAACGTTCTCTAACGAAATACCCGCGTCATAACCAAATGACTGTATTTCGGTTACACCAGAGGTTGATCCTGCGGATATTTGATATGTATATGATGGTGTTGATTGATCAAACGGATCAATCGCAGAATTTGACCACCCGTATTCTTTAATATTTGGTACCAAAAAGTTTGCTCTTTGGAAACTGTTCTGTAACCCTTCCTCGTTTTGCCACTTAAACTTAAATCGATATTTACCTTTTGTCGGTATACCTTTACTTGGGTCATCGGATAATACTTGTTCTCCAAACTCATTTGTAAAAACATAATCTAAGTTCATAGGTACGTTCACAACATATGTACCATCAGGATCAATGACCTTACCTTCCTGTTCTACCTGATACACCTCTAAAATAGGTAACCCGTTTTCGTCTGAATTAATTGTCTGTCTTATTGCTTGAACTTCACCTGGACCTGCAACTAATTCACATAAATTACCCGTATTGTTTTTAGGTTTGCAACTTATTTTTAATGCATCATCATTTGTTGTTGACATAATCGACCCCATGAAGACCGCAGTAGGTTGTATATTAATGTTTGCTTGTTTTGTTAAATCAAAATCCACCCTTGTGATTCCAACTTGACACAAGTCTTGATCACCCCAAAAAGGAGCAACATCCACATCAAAAACCAAATTTTTAATTTGTGGTAACTCTCTTAAGTTATTTGATGTTTTAAACGTTGACCCATTAACCTGTGTTTCAGTCGCAAGTCCTTGTTGGATGAGGTCTTGTGGGTTTAAAGAAAAACAACCGATGTCCGAAAGATCAACGTCCATCACGATAGTTTGAGTACCGGTTGGTACTCCAAATATCATAAAGTCACCACTATCATTTGTGGTTACAGTAAATCTGTAATATTTGTCATAAACCTCAATATATGACTCATCCATAAGTACGTCTCCAACATTCGGAAATGTACCTGTAGATTTGTGACCTTTATATGACGGTAGTTTTGGAAGTAAGTTATATCTATAACCCTCTTCATTTGTGTCCGTAATTGTCCTATAAGGATATAACTCAGATATGACAGGATCCAATTCATCCGCATCATCCAAAGGGATAAAAACGGAAACCTTCGCATTTGGTAATCCAAATCCATTATTTACAAAAACACGACCAACTACAACACCGTAATCAGCACACATTCTTGTATATAAATCATTAGCAAGAATCTTTAAGGATAATACTTCCAAAGACTCCCAATCTTGTTCTAAATTGACGTTAATGTATTTGTCAACACCAACTTCTGTTCTTATTCTATATGATTTGGGCATTAAAGATTTCGTTTTTTCATAAATAGTTTATTTCCTATTTTAGAAAAAATAATCTTATTTTGAGAAAAATAAATCTCTACGAGAAGTTTACCGATTTTAAGTTCAATACCCTTACATTAATATCCTTATTTGGGTATCTAATTTGGTAGGTTTGTGTTGGTGTTGCGAACAAAGTATCTGCGGTTGGTTGGATTTGTCTTGTCACTGGATCTGAATACGGCATTGATGTTTGAGCCGAAGAATATTGACCACCAACTTGATTAAAGAATAAAACATCCGATACACTGACGATTCCGTTTTCAGATTGAAGTATTCTTCTTAATTCAGATATATTAACGTTTTGACCTAATTCTCTAACCAAAGGATTAAAGAACTCACTAACTTGTTGGATTACTTTAGCAATTACCGCACCTTGGTTCTGACTATTATCTAAAACAACATCTACCGTTACCGATAAGTCGATAGTCTCCGCAGCTTCGATTGAGATGTAATCATTTATCATTCTATAATTAGATAGGTAATTCGCTACGTTTTGTTTGAGAGTGTTTGATACAACGTTAGTTAAACTACCATTTGTATCGTAAGATAACATTTTAATTTTTATCTTATTATTTTCTTCTGTAATTGCAACCTTAGCCGGTGCTCCGAATTGAGAAGGCATTGTTCTAATGATCGAATTGTAGTCATTTACCGTAACGGCTCTGTTTTGAGCGGCGAAGTTAAACGCAACCATGTTTCTAACATCTTCTGTTGTTGGTATATTTGCCCCGCCAATTGCGGCTGTTACGTTATTACACTGTAAACTATTAATAACACTTCGGTTAACTGAGTCTGAAGGACCATTTACCGCAAACGACACAGTACCAATCTGATTGATAGTATTAATACCTAAATTACTTGATAACCCCCCACCAATTCTATACTGAACAAATAGAGTTGTGTTAGGTGTTAATGCCGCACCCATCGCAAAATTATTAGTATATCTACTTAAGTCAAAACCTTTACCATCACGAGCAAATTCTCTCAACTGAGCTTCTGCCGAGATGTTTCCACCACCAAAAGTCATTTTACAAAAACCTTCAGGTGTGTATTCAGATATAAATTTGTTTGATGTTGTAATATATCTACCAACCTTAATACCAGGTTGATCTGAAACTTTAGTTGGGTCTTCAATAAAGACTCTGTCTTGTACTAAAGCATCAACTTCGAACCATCTATCAGGTCCTACCGTAATGAACTCTTGTGGTTGAGGTATTGTCGAATATTGTGTACCTTGTTTTAATAAGACACTTGTAATACCTAAAACATTTTTTTCAGGTAAGAATAATTCTAAATAAGGTTTAGCATCGTTAGCCGTAATAACTCTCTTATATACTTTAGTAATACCATTAACAACAACTTCTCTCTTAACGATTGTATAGTTAATAAGTTTACCACTTGAATCGAAGTTTGGTATTTTAACTCTATTTGGTGATCCTTCAGCATTAATTGGTGAGGCAAAATCAATATCATAAACAGTCTCAAAAGGTTGTCCCGCACCGTTAACTTGAGATCCTCTTCTTAATACACCACAATATCTTAAATCCTCTCTATCTCCAAAGGCAGGAACCGTAATTGAAAAATCAACTAATGCAACGGAGGGTCTTTGACCTGGTATTTTTAACCCATAAGTCCTTGCGATATTATAAACTGAGTTCTTTTGTTGTGCAAATTGTAGTACAGTTTCTTGTATACTTCTATCGATTTGGAAGTTGAGGTTGTCAGTAACCGCAGCATTCAAATCCAACATAACAGAGAAGATACCCGCATCGTTAAAGTTCTGAACTAAGTCAGGATAATAAGCTCTTGTGAAGTTAATCAACTCCGTCCTTACCCCTTGAAAATCTCGGGTCGTGTAGGATATTTTCTTTTCTGCCATATACTATTAAATATTGATAATGATAAAATCACTAGATTCGAAAGCGGAATCTGTTATTCTATAATCTATTTTGATTCTTGCTGTGTGTTCTAATTGAGCGATATTAGTAACTTTGAATTCTCTTTCCCCATATTGATTAATGGTATCACCTTTATCTTCTAAACCCGCAGATGCCGGTTCTACGGTTATGTTAGTTACTTGTAAATTTGGCATGTAGGTTCCAATCGTATCTCGTATTTCTGATTCAATGTCCGAAAATGTAGGTCCATCAAGTGGTTCGAAAATAAACTCATATAACCGTGTACCAAAATTAGGTAAAAAATATCTTGTACCTTTTCTTGTTAAAATTAGATGAACCAAACTTGCTCTTATCTCACCTTCTGTTGAGTTAGTAACATCCAAATATCTACCTGTGAATGAATCAACGAAAGGGAAAGAAATACCATATGTAATACCATTTGCCATATTACTTATAAATATAAGTTTAGTTTTTTTTAAGTAAAAAAAAATCACGACCGAAATCGTGATTCTTTAATTGATTAGTTTATCCTATGATGAACATCCAAAACATTCGAAATCTGAGCTCTCAGGTTTTGGTGGTAAATTCAAATTAGAATAATCAACTTTTGGTGGTTCAGGTGTAGCCTTTGGTTTTTCTTTTTTAGAAATGTCCATCGCTAAATGTTTTGCTCCTGTTGATATCGCTTTAGTTCTAACATAATAACAAAGTGTTTTCAAACCACTTTCCCATGAGTGGAAGTGTGATGAGGTAATCTTTGACAATGTAGGGTTAGACATATAGATATTCATCGATTGTGATTGGTCAATGAATGGTGCTCTTTCAGCCGCCATATCAATAAGTTGTTTTTGTGAAATCTCCCAAATGGTTTTGTATTTAGGGATCAAATGTTCAATTCGTTTAACTTTCTTATTGTAATTCTTATCTTCAGGATCTAAGTAGTTATTGAAATTAATGTTCTGAATTGATCCTTCATTCATTATAATTTCGTTCTTTAGATCCTCAGACCAAATACCAATCTTCTCGAAATCAGAAATTAAATACTTGTTCACGATCATAATCTCACCACCAACAACTCGTCTGTTAAAGATTGCTGAATGAGCTGGTTCCGTCATTTCATATGAACCTGTAATTTTTGCCGAAGATGCCACAGGCATTTGTGCCGTGAATAATGAGTTACATACGCCGTATTCCGAAACATTCTTCTTTAATTTGTTCCAATCCCACATTCCGGATAGTTTTGAGTCGTCAATACCCCACATATCAAATTGGAATATTCCTTGAGACATTGGAGACCCTTTGAAGAATGAGTATTGTTCATACTTACCGTTCATACATAACTGATTACTTTCGTAGATCGCGGCGTAGTAAATTGTTTCAAAAATATCCTTATTTAATTTTTTAGCCTCCTCTGATGTGAAGATGTAATCCATTAAATAAAATACGTCAGCTAAACCTTGAGTACCAATAGCAATTGCTCTTTGTTCTAAACCACCTTTTCTACCTTTTTCAGTTGAGTAGTTATTAATATCGATAACTTTATTTAAAGATCTAACAACTTTTCTAACTTCAGTGAATAATAACTCAAAGTCGAATTTACCTGATTTAATAAAGTTTTTCAATACCATAGATGATAAGGTACAAATTGCTGTTGTCTCCTCATCCGTATATTGATAAATCTCATTACAAAGATTTGATTGTTTAATAACCCCAATATTTTGGTGATTTGTTTTCTTATTAGCGTTGTCTTTAGAACAAAGATAAGGAACACCGGTTTCAACTTGAGATTCAACTACTTTAGACCAAATGTCTTGAGCTTTAACTTTTTTACCAAGACCCATTGATACCGCGGTATTGTAAACTTCTTCGTACTCATCACCATAACATTCTTGAAGTGCTTTTAATCCAGCTTTCTTAATGTCATTAGGACAGAACAAATACCAATCACCATTATTCTTAACCGCTCTCATGAAATTATCAGGAATCCAAAGTGATGTAAATAAGTCACGAGCTCTTAATTCTTCAGCTCCCGTATTCTTTTTAATGTCCAAAAGATCAAGAATGTCTTTGTGCCATGGTTCAATATAGATCGCGGCAGATCCTGGTCTTCTACCTTGTTGATTAAAGAATCTCAACGATTCGTTAACAATCTTAAGATATTTTAATAGACCACCAGCATAACCACCTGAACTTGAGATTCTACTTTCTTTACTACGAATGTTTGACATAGATAGTCCAATACCCGCAGCGTCTGATGAGAATGTTGAGATGTCAGTTAAGGTATCCAATAAACCTTTTCTTGAGTCAGCATCATTATAATGTAACACACAAGAAGCTAACTGAGGTACTTTAGTTCCTGAATTAATCATGATTGGTGTTGCCTTTGAGATCAACTGATTAGATAAGGAGTTATAGTATTCCAACGCGTCCTGAATATTATTAGTAACCCACAATGCAATTCTCATATACATATGTTGTGGTCTTTCGATTACTTTACCATTTGATTTTTTCAACAAGTACATTTCTTGTAGGGATCTCCAAGCAAAATAATCAAAGTTATAATCATTTTCATGATTAATTGCTGAGTCAATGGTATCTTCACCATACTCTTTGATTGTTTCAATCAACTTCTCGTTAATGATATCATCTTCATAAAGCTCCATCATAGTTTGTGAAAAACTATCTTTGGTTTCTTTATGGTATGAAGATATTGCAACTGAAGATGCCAATCTTGAATAATCATGGTGACTACCGGTGTATGATGCCGCAATCTCATAAACCAATTTATCCAATTCTTTTGTTGTTACCTCACCCTCAGTCGGTACTGATGTGATCACCTTAATGAAAATTTCATCTGAATTCACATTAAGACCTTTTGATGATCGTTTTACTCTGTTGTAAATTTTCTGAGGATTAAAAGGTACGATCTCTCCCCCTCTTTTTATTATTTTTAATGACATAATCTAAATTTAAAAGTCGTCTGTAAATGTTATTGTTTCGTTCAATTTTGCCTTCTGATATTCCATAGTTCTTGACTCAAAGAAATTACCTTTAGTCTCAACCGCAATTTGTTCCATGAACTTGAATGGTTGTTCTACGTTGAATTCTTTACTACATCCCATTTTAACAAGAAGTCCATCAACTACGAATTCAAGATATTGTTTCATGAGATTTGAGTTCATTCCAATAAGTGAAACTGGAAGTGATTCTGTAATAAATTCTTTTTCAATCTCAAGAGCGGATAATATAATTTCTTTGATACGTTTTTCAGATGGCTTGTCCTCTAAGTGATTATTCAACAAGTGAATTGCAAAATCACAGTGTAGGTTTTCATCT